CCCAAGAACTAATCGTTATTCCTATTTCAATGAATGAAAAGAATAAAGAGATAATTGAAGAACTATTTGTTTGGATGTGTGAGGTTTGGGATAACTTCAAAGATGGGGATCTTCCTATGCGTCCAGAAGGTGCCTCAAAATCTAAAATGCCTTGCACGTACTGTCCAATTAAAAAGGAATGTTATGCTGGTCTGATTGGAACAGTTCAGATAGAATCATATAAGGTTCCTAAGCTATGATATGTGCAAATAAGGAATGCGCTAAAGATTTTGAGCCAAAGACTCATAATCAAAAGTACTGTACAGACGAATGTTGCCGTGTTGCCACAAACAGACGTATCATGGAGAAGTATTATGAGAAGAAGGCTATACGCAATGGTGCTGCTCGTGGTTGCAAGAAATGTAATGCACAGTTGAGTAGGTATAATGAAACCAGTCTATGTGCGTCATGCCAAAAGAAAATAGATGTAACTAAAAGATCTAAGATAATGGATATGCTTAATGAAATTAGCTGAGCTTATTAAAACAAAAGCCAACCGTGTTCTTGGTATAGATGCCTCAACAAACTCTGTTGCCTTCTGCCTTATGGAAAATGATAAGCCTTTAAAGTGGGGCAAGGTTGAATTTGTTGGAGCAGATATATATGAAAAGATATACGATGCCAAAGTTAAGATGCATGCGATGCTTAATGAATTAAAGGCAGACTATATTGCAATTGAAGGAGCAGTTTTAGTAAGATCTCCTGATGCTGTAATCAAATTATCATATGTCTACGGTGTTGTTATTGCTGAATTAATGTCTACTGGAGCTAAGGTTATTACTATTAGCCCAACTTCTTGGCAGGCATACATTGGAAATAAGAATCCAACTAAAGATGAGAAACAGGCAATCAGAGTTAAGAATCCAGGCTATGCTGACTCATGGTATAAAACACAATTGCGTAATATGCGTAAGCAAAGAACTGTTGACTACTTTAATAAAAAGTATGATCTATCATTAAAAGATTTTGATGTTGCTGATTCATTCGGTATCGTCCACTATGCAAATAAGGTTTTAACAGAACGATGAAACTATATCAAAGTAAAGATTGGCTATATAGAAGATATGTAGTTCAAAAGAAAACGGTTACAGAGATAGCCAAAGAATGTAACGTATCTGCTATGACAATACAGAGATACCTAGACCAGTTTGGGTTAATTAAAAAAAGATGAAAACAGAAAGAATCACACCAGAATCAATTACTTTTAGTAAAGTTTTGAATTCTTTTTATGTGTATACTGGAGATAAAACTGATAGATACGTGCAGGCTACCTGTAGAGATCAGGGATACTGGGATAAAGAGCTTACTGAATGGATGATGAGTAACATCCAGCCTGGTTGGACATGCCTAGATATTGGCGCAAATATATTTTATTTTACAGAAGTTATGGCAAGAAAAGTTGGTAGCAATGGCCGTGTCCTAGCTTTTGAGCCTATAGAGAGACTATGCAAATCTTATACAGTTGCTACGATTTTAAATGATTACTCTAATGTTGGTCAGATTGATGTGTTTAACATAGCCTTGTCAAATAAGAAAGATAAGATGGTTTTAAATATTTGGGAAGAAAATATTGGTGGATCTGGAATAGTTCATGAGCATCAGTCTGGTAATCATGGTCAGCATGGTAATTTTTATACAGAAGAAATAAATGCAGATACCTTAGATTCAACATATACTGGTAAAATTGATTTTATGAAGATAGACGTAGAGGGACATGAAAGATTTGTATTTGAGGGTTTTTCTGAAGAAGCTCGTAATTGTCCATTGCTAGTCGTTGAACTAGGGTCTGGACAGCCAGATGAGTTTTTGGTAGAATTAAACGATAAATATACAATGGAATTTTTAAATGGGGAAGCGGCCACATTTGAAAGAATTAAAGAGCATGATGTAGTAAATGTTCTACTTAGGAGAAGATAATGTTAAAGCCAGTATTTGAGGACGTAACAACTTTTAATTGTGGTGATCTATATTTAAAGTCTGTTGGCGCACCAGCAGGAAATAAGATATGGTCAACATGTCATGAAATTGCACACATGCTTATTGAAAAGAATATATCATACGGCAACTCAGCCCTGGAGCCAGCCAGAATATTTTCGACGGCGGATAATGTAGAGCAGCTCAAGGTTAGAATCGATGATAAATTAAACAGAGTTAAAAATAATCAAGGGTATGCAGGGGATAACGATATTGATGACCTGATTGGCTATTTGGTTCTATATAAAATAGCTAAATCTCAGGTTGCTATTTCAGTCGACTAGAAGTATAATAATACCCTATGGAAATTGAACTCGCAGATCATTATGATCGCATGAATAAAGTAGTTGAAGAACTACTAAAAGGAAATAACCCTACCCAAATTGCCACTATAACGGGCTTTAAACGTGCCGAAGTAGTTGAGTTGATAGGTGAGTGGAAGAATGTAGTTCACAACGATACAGCGGCCCGTGAAAGGGCTAAAGAGGCTATCTCAGGAGCAGATCAACATTATGCAATGCTTATAAAAGAAGCTTGGAAAACAGTTGAGGATGCAGACCAGGCTGGTCAACTTAGTGTAAAGTCAGGAGCCCTAAAGCTAATTGCAGATATTGAAGGTAAAAGAATTGGCATGCTTCAAGAAGTTGGCTTACTAGACAACGCAGAGCTTGCAACACAATTAGCTGAAACAGAGCGTAAGCAGGATATCCTAGTAAAGATTTTGAAAGAAGTAACAGCATCTTGTCCAAAATGTAAGATGGAAGTTGCAAAGAGATTGTCTCAAATTACTGGAATAGTAGAGCCAGTTGTACTAAATGAAGAAGAGGCTAATGTACTGTGAGCATGTCTACAAAGAAATGGATACAGATCTGTGTCCATTATGTGGCATGCCTACGCATAGAGTAGACTGGAAAGAAACAGCAAGGCTTCATAAAGAGTGGATAGATAGCGGTAAGGCTACTCTTCAAGGGTGGTGGTCAATCTAATGGATATTAATTTTAGTGATCTTATTGACATACTAGATGGCGAAGAGTTTGATGAAAGACCAGTAGACCTAAGAACATTTGTAACTAGCCCAGACTTTCTTGGATTGCCACCACTTTCAGAATATCAATATACATTAATTGAAAAGTCTTCTCAGGTTTATAAAGAATCAACACTCATTAAATTATTTGGCGAAGAAGAAGGCAAAAGAACATATAAGCAGACTGCCAATGAAGTAGTTGCCCAGCTTGGTAAAGGTTCTGGTAAAGATTACTGCTCAACAATATCAGTGGCATATATAGTATATTTACTATTATGCTTAAAAGATCCAGCAAATTACTATGGTAAGCCACCTGGAGACTCAATTGATATTATCAATATTGCTATTAACGCTCAGCAGGCCAACAATGTTTTCTTTAAAGGATTTAGAACACGTATCGATAAGTCCCCTTGGTTTGTTGGAAAGTATACAGAAAAAGCATCTGAAATTAAATTTAATAAGAATATTACAGTTCACTCAGGACACTCAGAAAGAGAAGCCTGGGAAGGATACAACGTTATTGTAATTATCCTTGATGAGATCTCAGGTTTTGCTACAGAAAATACCACAGGACATGAGCAGGCAAAAACTGGTAGCGCTATATATGAGATGTATAGAGCATCAGTAGATTCACGTTTTCCAGATTATGGTAAGGTAATTCTTCTTTCTTTCCCACGTTATAAGAATGACTATATACAGCAAAGATACGATGATGTTATTGCAGAAAAAGAAACTGTAATAAGATCACATCATTTTAAATTAGATACAGAATTGCCAGACGGAACTGAAGGTAACGAGTTTGATATTGAATGGGAAGAAGATCATATTTTATCTTATAAGTATCCAAGAATGTATGCTCTTAAAAGACCAACATGGGAAATTAATCCAACAAGAAGCATTGATGATTTTAAGGTAGCATTCTACAAGAATGCACCAGACGCCCTTGGAAGATTCGCATGTATGCCAGCAGAGGCAATTGATGCATTCTTTAAGTCTAGAGAAAAAATTGAAAAAGCTTTTAGCAACATGGCATTAGCAGTAGATGAGTTTGGCAGATTTGAAAATTGGTTTGCACCAGATCCAGACAAGGAATATTTCCTACACGTAGACCTTGCACAGAAGCATGACCATTGTGCAGTTGCTATGGCACACGTACAAAAGTGGGTAAATGTAAAAGTAACTGATACTTATTCTCAGCCAGCGCCTATTGTAGAAGTTGATGCTGTAAGATATTGGACGCCAACTGCAGATAAATCAGTAGACTTTACAGAGGTTAAAGACTACATCTTGTCACTCAGAACTAAGGGATTTAAAATTCGTGTCTGCACATTTGACCGTTGGAATTCACATGATATGATGCAGCAATTAAAACAATATGGAATTAATACGGAGACATTGTCAGTAGCAAAGAAGCACTACGATGACATGGCGATGGTTGTGGCAGAAGATAGATTAACTGGGCCAGCTATTAAATTATTGATAGATGAATTGCTACAGCTAAAGATTATGAGAGATAAAGTTGACCACCCTAGAAAGGGATCGAAGGACTTGGCGGACGCAGTTTGTGGATCTATATTTAATGCTATTAGTAGAAGTAGGCCACAGAACAATGAAGAGATAGACATACATACTTATAGTTCTTTAAAGTGGGATAGAGAAAATGAGGATGATACTATAGTTACAAACATGATCAGGGCACCAAGAATGCCAAGGGACTTATCTGATGCATTAGACGGAATGGAAATAGTATGAGTATATATCAGGAAAAAGCTAAAGAATGCAAGTGCTGTGGTAAGCATGTACCTCTACCAACAGTTCTAAAAGAGTATAATGGTATACAAGTATGCCCTACAACATTTGCAAATATCGTAGAGTATAAAAGAATATGGAAGTCATTAGGGACAAGACCTATGGGCAATATTAGGAAACATTTTTCTGAATATGTCCAGCAAGTAGTTGAAGAAACTATTGACAAAAATGAAGATGGAACGCTACAATAGAGACTTGGCAACAGTAGCCAAGTTGGTTAAGGCCCCGAACTCATAATTCGGTTATTCGTAGGTTCAAGTCCTACCTGTTGCACAAAGGAGATTTTATGTACGAAGATGAAGAGGATGATGATATGAAATTGGCACACTACCTAGAGATAGGCGCTGTTTCCGTAGAAGGTGTTGATGAAAATGGCGAGATGATATTCTCAATTAGTGAGAGTGCAAAAGAACTGGCTCCAGAATTATGGCAGGCACATATTGAATATGTTGACTCAGCCATGATGAAGTTATATGAAGAAGGTTTGATGGAGGTTGAGTACGATGAGAATCTTGAAGCAACTCTTCATCTTAGTCCAGAAGGACATAGAATAGCAAAAGAAATGGGTCTCATAGAAATGGATATTAGTGAGATACCTAATGATTAGGAGATAAGAATGCCTTGGGAAATTAAAAGAAATGCGGCTGGTTGCAAAGG